ATTTACCATATCCTGAATATAATAAAACATATTATCAATCGTGTGATTGGATTGCGTGTATAAGTAAACAAACAGAAAATATTGTAAAGAATGTTTGGAATGAATTTGGACCAGAAGATTGGCAAGTTACATATATACCCCATGGTATAGATGAAAAAGAATATTACCCCACAACAGAACTAGAACCTGGGTTAAACAGAGAGGTTGAGGGTCATATTAAAACTGATTATGATATGATGTTAGATATGAAAAAGAAGATATTTGGAGAAAATGAGTTCGACTTTATAGTATTTTATAATAATAGGAATATAAGAAGAAAAAGTCCATCGGATATTATATTGGCATTTGTAGAATTATTAAAATCTTTACCTAAAGAAAAAGCAGATAAGTGTGCCTTACTTATGCACACTCATGTTGTAGATTTTAATGGTACAGATTTGAATGAGGTTAGGAATATGGTTGGACGTGGCTGGGAAAGAAATATTCATTTTCATGAGACTAAAGTTAATCCTATAGAATTAAATTATCTTTATAATATGAGTGATATCACAATAAACATAGCTGCCGCAGAGGGATTTGGATTATCAACTGCGGAATCATTGATGGCGGGTGTGCCAATTTTAGCAACTGTTACAGGTGGATTACAAGATCAAATGGGATTTAAAGATGAAAACGGAAAATATATAAAGTTTACAAAGGACTTTGGTAGCAATCACGATGGCAAAATAAAAGGTACTCATGGTGAATGGGTATTTCCTATATTCCCAGCAGCTAGAAGCTTAGTTGGATCTCCTCCTACACCATATATATTTGATGATAGAGTACGATGGGAAGATACGGGAATATTGTTAAGGGAAATTTATGATTTGGGTAAAGATGAATTAAGAAGACGTGGGTTAGAAGGAAGAAAGTTTGTATTAAAAGAAGAAGTTGGAATGAGTGCTAGCAATATGTGTAATAGATTTATTACTGGAATGGAAAAGGCCTGGGAAAAATGGAAACCTAGAAATAGGTACAGCATAATTAAATTTTAAAAATATAAATGAAATATATGAAAACATGGACAAAATTAAACATTATATAGTATATAAAACAACTAATCTAGTTAATGGTAAAATTTATATAGGAATACATTCTACTTTTAATTTATCAGACATAAATAATAAATTGGAGTATAATTATGAATAAACCACTGTTATTATGTATTTCTCCTGTTAGAGCTCGGGCCGGGTACGGGTCGCATTCTAGAGATATCGTGCGTTCTTTGATTAAATTAAACAAATATGATATTAAAATTTTAAGTATTCGTTGGGGTACAACACCGTTAAATGTATTAAAACCTGGTATTGATGATGATATTTTAAGTAGACTTCTTTTAAGACCAGAATTATCTAAGAAACCTGAGATAACTGTTCAAATTTCGGTTCCAAATGAATATAATGGTGACTTAGGTTTGTTTAATATAGGAATAACAGCTGGTGTTGAAACAACAATTTGTTCTCCTCAGTGGTTAGAGGGGTTGAATAGAATGAATTTTAATATAGTGCCATCTAAATCTGCTAAAAGCGTATTTGAAAATTCTGTGTATGGTAAAAAAGATCAAATGGGTAATATAGTTTCAGAACTTCGATGTCAGAAGCCTATTTATGTTCTATTTGAAGGTGTAGATACAAATGTATTTAAGAGAAACGAAAATATTACTGGAAATATTAAAAGAAAGTTAAATGAATTTCCAGAAGATTTTCTTTTCTTATTTGTAGGTCACTGGTTGAATGGTGAATTGGGTGCAGATAGAAAAGATACAGGTATGTTAATTAAAATATTTTTGGAAACATTTAAGAATAAATTAAATAAACCTGCACTATTACTTAAGACTGGAAATACTTTTTCTTATACTGAAAGACAGGAATTATTAGCTAAAGTTAATAGAATAAAAAATGTGATACAGGGGGATTTGCCAAATATATATATACTGTTTGGTGATCTGACTCAAGAAGAAATGAATGATTTGTATAACCATACAAAAGTCAAAGTTCATATAACATTTACAAAAGGTGAGGGATTTGGACGTCCACTATTAGAGGCTAGTTTAAGTGAGAAACCGATAATCGCTAGTGGGTGGAGTGGTCATTTAGATTTTTTGCCAAAAGAAAAAGCAATATTATTGCCAGGTACTATATCCCAAGTTCATCCAAGTGCAGTTTGGAATGGAGTTATTGAACCAAATTCTCAGTGGTTTAATGTAAATTATTCATATGCTTCTAACATAATGACTGATGTTTGGAAAAATTATCAGAAATATGTACCTATGGCAAAGTTATTAGCACAAGAAAACAAAGAAAAATTTTCATTAGATAAGATGGTAGAAGAATTAGATAAATTATTTAATGAACATGTTCCAAAATTCGCAGAACAAAAAACTTTTAATATTCCACAGTTACCTCGTTTAACACCAATTAAAATAAAAAATGAAGGTAAAGAAGATAATAAGGAAACAGAAGAAATTAAAGAAGTACAAGAAAAACAATAAGGAGAACCAAAATGTATTATATTAATAAAGTTACAAAAATGCTGGTCAATGCTAAAAAATATGATCGTGATGATCCAAAAGTTGAAATATTAACTGAAAATCATTTGGTTACAAAGTCAATAAAAGAAACGCAGTGGTTAGTTATGATATTGGATTCTGATAAAAACGTAAAAGATGTTATTATATTAGAGGATCAAATATTTAATTCTACCTTTGAACCATTTAAACAGATATTACACGGATAAAATTATGGAAAAACAAAACTGTCCAAGCTGTAAAACAGAAAATGTAATAGTTGAAAATTTTGAACTTCATAATAAAACAGTGACTACTTTTTTATGCGTTAGATGTGGATATACGTCAAATTCAGAGTATAAGATAAATTCTCCTATAGTTCAGCAGATATTTGATAATAAAGATACATCTAAATTAATATTAGATTTACATATATTTGATGAAAATACTTCTCTATTTTGGTTTCCAATTGTACTAATGAAGAATGATGGAGGAATATTTCCAGAGGGTACACTAGAAGATTGGAAATGGTCATATGTGCCTATTATCAAAATAAAAGAAGATGAGAAAGAACAATACGGTTCAGAATTTGAAACTAGATTTGCGGTTGAATTAAAAGAAGTGTTTGATAAATATGATTTTTTAAGTGCATGTAAAAAATTAGGATTAATTTCCCAAGAAATAATGGTGGATTAATGCTTAAATATTTTATAATTTTTTATAATTTTTTACAATTTCTCTATATTTATTACTATGAAAACAATACAAATAAAAGAAGAAACTCATTCAAAATTTAAAGATTATTGTAAACAGAATAATCTTAAAATCAATAGTTTTATTGATACTATCTTAGATGAACATATGGAGAAATTAATTGAAAAAGAAAAAAGAAGTTTGGACAAGAATTTGCTCAAATCCAAATAATAATTCTAACTGTAAAAAAATAATAAAATGTAAAAAATCTAAATTTTGTACGAATTGTTCTAAAGTAGGTAAAAATAATCCCAATTTTAGGAAGCATCCGTCTAAAGAAACTATAAGTAAAATGTCTGAGGCCAATAAAGGTAAAAATAATCCATGGTTTGGTAGACATCGTTCTAAAGAGACTATAGAAAAGATAAGTAAAACCAAAACAGGAAAACACCATTCAGAAGAAGCTAAATCAAAAATGTCTGAGTCACATAAAGGGAAACACCTTTCAGAAGAACATAAGAGAAACATATCTAAGGTGCGCAAAGGTAGACATCATTCTGAAGAAACTAAGAAAAAATATCTGAGGCACGAAAAGGTAAAATTTTATCTGAAGAAACTAAAAAGAAATTATCTGATGTAAAAAAAGGTAAATCCGGGAACAGATTAGGAATACACCATTCTGATGAAACTAAAAGAAAACTATCTGTTGCGCAAAAAGGTAAAAAGAGAAAACCATTTTCAGAAGAACATAAGAAAAAACTATCTGACGTGGCGAAAGGCAGAGCTTTATCAGATGAACATAAGAGAAAACTAAGAATAGCAGCTATAAAAAGAATAGAAGAAAATAAATTAAATGGTAATCAACTGTGTCCTTCTTACAATCCAATAGCATGTAAAACGATAGACGAGTATGGTAAAGCTAACGGATATTCATTCCAGCACGCAGAAAACGGTGGAGAATTTCGTATACTAGAACTCGGTTACTGGGTAGACGGATATGATAAGACTCGAAACGTGGTAATAGAATATTATGAGAAAGCACATAAAAATAACATCAATAAAGATGAAAGAAGAAAACAAGAAATTATTAATTTTTTAAACTGTGAATTTATAGAAATTAAAGAATGATAAACGAGGATTGTTATGACTAATTTTATCGGTGAACATAAAATAAAAAGAATAGAAGAATATATACCTACAAAATATAATGATATTGTAGAAGGAAATATTATTTATTTCAAATATAATAAATCTGTACACAATTCAAATCCACATGTGCTGGTTGTTAACAAGCAGTGGAACCACAAGTTACATGGCCTGGTAATAGATTATATGTCTTTATTAGAACTTCATAAACTTAGGGATTTTATTATTTCTGAAGCAGAAGAAGTAGAACCTAATACAAAAGATACACTTGCAGCTTCTATATATGAATTAAATAGATCTTCTCAGACACCTCTAACTTTTTATGATACAAGATTAAAGCCTTATTTGAAACAATATTTTAAAGATAGATCTATCTATAGAACATATGAGATAACAGAGATAGGTAATTTACAATTAGTAAAATATAATTTTGGGAAACTAATATGAAAAAAATAAAACAATTACAATGCAGATATTCTGGAATTAAATCTAATCGATTTTGGAAAATTATAAATTCTAGTAAAAAAAATAAAGATGAATTATATTCTCTTGGGTGTGTTTTACAAAATGTTGAAGATTTTGTTTTACGTAGAATAGAGGAAGCAAATCCAGGTTCAGTTAAACCTGATCAATATTATTAAAGATGGAGAACAAAATGGAAACAATAAGTTATGCAGTATTAGTAAAAGATGAAGTTGAAGAAATTTCTAGACTTATAAAATTGCTGAGTCAATATAAAAATGGTGATGAAATAGTCGTAGTTCAAGATATAAGTACGGAAACTGAAAATACGAAGAAAGTAAAAGAGGTGTTAACAAATTTAATTTTAACAAGTAAGATTACAGATTTGTCATGGTATAAATTTGATGGAGATTATTCTAATATTAAAAACTTTTTAATATCTAAATGTGTGAATAATTGGATATTTAATATAGATGCAGATGAATATCCAGATGTTTCTTTATTAGACAGTTTACATTCTATTTTAGAATCAAATTCTGGCGTAGAATTATTTTGGGTACCCAGAATAAATATTGTAAAAGGATTAACAGAACAACATATAAAGGAGTGGCGATGGGTAATGAGTAATATAGAAGGGGTTGCTGATGAACAAGTTGTGAATTTTCCAGATTATCAAGGTAGAATATTCCGAAATAATAAACAAATCAAATGGAAATATAGGGTACATGAAGTTATAATCGGAAATACAAATTATGTGCAGTTACCACCTGAACGAGAGTTTGCACTGTGGCACATAAAAGACATACAGCGACAGGTTTTTCAAAACGAATATTATAAAACAATAAAAAGGATTGAATAATATGACTAAATTTTATTACATTAAACTTCTCAAATTAAAAATAGATCTTCTTGAAAATTATGATGTTGAATTGGATAAGATAGAGGGAAGATCGTGTGGGGAACTACTAAAAATGAAAAGTGATTTTTTAATGATTCATATACCAATTGATATCAATTATAAATTACTTGAAGATCCTAGTTTAGCTAGAAATGAAGTTATAATAAATGATAAATTAGTTCGTTTAAATGAATAATAAAAAAATACTTTTTATAACAGAAAATAATTTTGTTGGTAAAGTTCCTAGGAATTATCTTAATATGAGGACTGAATATAGCTGGATGCATTCATTAGATGCTTATCATGTGCCCTTATTCGGTACCTGGAATTTAGATAAAGAAGATAATTATGATTTGGGTATAATTATTATTCCAAAAAAAATTGAAAAGATGAATAAAGAATTAGATTGGATATCTTTATTTAGAAAATATTGTAAAAAGGTTGCAATTATGCAAGAAGGTCCTGGGGATTTTTTTCACACCTATTCTATAGAGAATCAGTTTTTTTATTACAATTTGCTTTTAGATTCTGATTTTTTATTATGTCATAATTCTACTGATGTTCCTTACTATAAAGGGCTGACGGGAAAAAATACATACCCATTACAAAGTTTAATGATTACAGATAATATTAAACCACGAGAAAAAGAAACCAAGGTTATGATAGGTGGCACATTTTGTTCTTGGTATTCAGGATTTGATTCTTATATTGTAGCACGCGAATTTAGCTGTCCTATATTTGCCCCATCTATGGGTAGAAAACAAGCTCAAGAAGATTATATTTCTGGCCTAACTTATTTGCCATATATGATTTGGGCTGATTGGATTTATATATTATCGGAATTTAAATATGCAGTACATTTGATGAGAACATATGCAGCTGGTACGTTTTCACTTAATTGTGCATTTTTATCCATACCTTGTATAGGATATAATTCAATAGATACACAGAATATATTGCATACCAGATTGTCAGTTGATGAAGGTGATATAGAAGCAGCTAAATATTTAGCTGTAAAACTTAGAGATGATAAAGAATTTTATGAATATCAATCTAGGAAATGTAAAGAGAATTATAATTTATTTTATAGTGAAGAAATATTTCTTCGTAAGTTTGATGAAATTCTTATGAGTGAAAATGTTTAAATTTTTGTTTTACTTTTTTTGTTTTACCTATATTTATATATAAGATGGGAAGAAAGAAACTATATATAACACCCAAGGAGATTAAATTGGCCAACACAAAAAAATCTCTTAAATATTATTATAAAAATAGGACTACAATAAATAAAAAAAGAATGAAATTGTATTATGAAAGAAAAGATATTTCGAAGAAATTGTCCTAATCCAGACAATAATCCAAAATGTAAAAAGAAAATTGTATATAAAAATAAAAGATATTATATAAATGGACTAAAGAAAAAAACTGTATGTAATAGTTGCCATTGCTATGGTATACATCCTTCTGAAGAAACAATAAAAAAATAAGCAAAGGTAATTTGGGTGAAAATAATGGAATGTATGGAAAACACCAAAGTATAGAAACTATAGAAAAAATTCGCGCT